CCTGCACTCCAAAAACATACCGCGCCCATTCTCAACCGCGCTAATGTCCTCCGCGTCGAAAACTGACAGGTTACTCGAATAGAATGCGCACTGCATATCTTTATTGTTCGTATTTGAATACTGAACGGCTATTGTGTAGGTCCACCCGTAGAACGGGTTTTTTCGAGCCGTGTAGTTTGCGAGGTTGTTTTTGACGAATGCGGTTGTTGCGACCTGCGTTGTGTTTGTCCCGACGCTTGCGGTTGGGGCAGTCGGCGTGCCTGTAAACGCTGGCGAGGCGAGGGGCGCGAGTTTCGCTTCCGCCGCCTTTGCCCGTGTTGTTTCCGTTGAAACGCTCGCGTCCGTGTATGCTTTCGCGCAAGTCAGAGCCTCGCTCGTTCCCGTTTTCGCGCAAGTCAAATTCGCATCTGAATACGCTTTACCGCAAGTGAGCGTTCCTGCGTCCCCAGCGTTCGCGTATGCCTTCCCGCAAGTGAGCACGTTCCCAGCGCAAGTAATCCGCGCCGTCGTTTCCGCGCTTATCGACGCTTTCACGGCTTCAATTCCCGCGCTCGCGCAAGTCTTCACGCAAGAAACGCTCGCGACAATCTCGCTTTCCTTGCCTTGCGCACGTGAAACCTCGCTTTCCAATGCAGTGCAAACCGCGTTCACGCGCTCGCCAAGCTCGGTCTGACCTGCTCGACGGCAAGAAACCTCGCTTTCCAAAGCAACGCAAAGCGCACTTTCCGCGCCTTTTGCCCGTGAGACCTCCTTGTTCACGGCGCAAAGAACGCTCGCGTCCCCAGCCGTCCGCGCCGTCGCCTCCTCCGCGACTTCCGCTTCCGCAAAGTCTTTTGCGCATTCCAACGCCTTGCCCGTTCCAGCGTCTGAATACGCCTTCGCGCAAGTCAACGCCTCGCGCGTTCCCGTTTTCGCGCAAGTGAGCGCACGCGCCGTTCCAACGCAAAGCGCACTTTCCGCCGCTTGCGCACGCGTGGTTTCCGTGGAAACACCAGCGTCCGAATACGCCTTTGCACATTCCAACGCACTCGCCGTTCCCGCGCTCGCAAAGTCTTTTGCGCAAGTCAAATTCGCGCCTGAATACGCTTTCGCGCAAACAAGCACGTTCCCAGCGCACTCAATCCGAGCAACCGTTTCCGCGCTTATTTCCGCACTCACGGCTTCAAGCCCCGCGCTCGCGCAAGTCTTCACGCAAGAAACCGACGCTTTCACGGCGTCAACGCTCGCGACAATTTCACTTTCCGCACCTTGCGCCCGTGAAACCTCGCTTTCCAAATCAGACTTCACGCCGTCAACCGACCCCTCAACGCTTGTAATTCGCGCCTGAATGAACGGATGCGCCGTTTCGTCCGCATTATGCTTTTCAACAGCATCGGGATTGACTGGCGGATTATCGCCCGCCCCTATCGCAGTCGCCGCGACCTGAACCGAGAAAAGCCACTCCAAGCGCGTATTCGGCGACGCTTCATAATCAAACGCAACAACGCCTGCACGCAAGCTAAGAAACTCACGGCTTCCAATGCACGCGCTTAAAACCGCCGTGTCCGCCTCCAAGTTAATTTCCCAGAACGGAACATCGCCCTCAACGCCTTCAAACGTTTCAACGCCATAAGTTCCGACATCAGTCTGAACCGCCTTTTCTTTCAAGTTCATCGCTCTGAAATACATCGCAACCGACGCACTCGACGCGGGAGCGTGCCCTCCTAAGAAATAAACCTTGACCGTGCCTCGGAAGCCCTGAACTAAGTTCAGAACCGCTGGCAAAGGTTGTTCTTTGAGCGCGTCAGCGTATGCTTTCGGCGAGGCAAAATCTGTATCCGTATCAATGAATATTTTAAACATTTAGAAACGTTCCTTCTTTTTTTATTTTGTTTGAAAAACTGCAATTGCGCTTTTTTCAAAAAACAATTTTTCGCGCGTTGCAAAAAAAAAGAAACGGCGGGAAATCCCTTTCGGAAAATCCCGCCGTCGAGCGTCACTCACTCTGTCTATCTATGTTTCAACCAATGAACTGCAAACAATCAACAATGAATGAATTATGCCTGTATCTCTATCAATATGAACCAAAACACAATGAACAAATTGCCTTTCAGCAACGGAGCAAAAGGCTACCTGCGAGCGCGGGAACGTCAAACAATTTTTTTCAAGTCGCTTTCCGTATCCACATCAAGAGCCTCCTCCGCCGAGGTTTCCACCATCGGGAAAAGCTCCAAGCCGTCAAACAAGCTCGCACGGCGCAAGGCTCGCGCGTTGAAAAGCGTTCCCGCGCCCGTGAACTTGTAAGCAACGGGAATTTGTTGCCGAGGGCGCGTCATCGGAATATTCACGACCTGAGAAACGCCGCCGTCGCTGTTCGCAAGCAAAACCGCGCTCGACTTGCATTCAAGCCGCGTAATGGTGATAAACGCTCGCTCCGAGCCGTCAAAATACGTTTCAGCGCGAGCCTTCATCTTTTCGAGCGTTTCCCGTTTCAAATTCGGCGACGTTGCCTGCAAGAGCAAGACGTTCCCGCGCCAGTCCGCAAAGTCGCACCAGCGGCGCAATGTTTCCGTTATGTCTTCCAGCGCGTCGCGTTCCCTGTCGATATACGGGACGCAAGCTCCAAAGCCTTGCCTCGCAAGAACACCCGCATATTCCTCAGAGTCTACAAGCGCAACCACGCGCTCGCGCCCGAAAACATCGCAAGCCTCGCGCACCTTTTTAACAAGCAAGCAATCAGCCTCCGAGCCAGTCGCGGAAAAAATATTCTTATCCTTTACGCCCGTGCTACCTTTTCGCGCGGGAATGCAAACTCGATATTCCTCAAACCGCTTGCCGTCCGTTTGCATCAATGAGCAAACCTCGCGAGCCTTCGAGCGCGTCGAAAATTCCGCAATGTCGCCGTTCCCGTTTTTCAAATAGTGTTGCCCGTCGCGTTTCAGATATTCCAAAAATTCGGCATCGCCGTCAAAGCCGTAAACATCGACCTTGCAATTCACGCACGTTTCCGCAACCCACGCAAGAAACGCCGTTCCCGTTGTCATCGTCGGGAGCATTCCCGTTGCTTCATCGTATCCAAATGGAAAGCCTGCAAAAGCATCTTGAACGCTCTTCCATCGCCATCGCTCGGGCATCTTAACAAAATGCACCATCGGCAACGGCTTCAAATTGCGGAAATAATAAACCCGTTTTTCGATTTCGTTTTTCGTTTCCCACGCGGTTGACGGCGTAAGGCACAAAATCGTAGTTTTCATTCCCGTTGCGTCCGCGCTCAAATTGTATGCATTATTGAAACGAACGACTTCATCGTGAGCGTCAATTTCTGCGCCTTTTCCCGCCTCAATCGGCGCGTTCCCGACAATCGCAACGGTCTTTCCGTAAAACCGTTCACGCAAGCGCACGCGCGGCGGATATTTTGGCAACGTTTCTACAATCTCAACGCCGTTCCCGTCCTTGCTACTCATTGCGCACCGCCTTCCGTCGTGAAGTCAAAGTCAACGGGCTTTTCCGTGCTTTCGCTCGCGTTCCCGCCGTCAAACGGCTTGTAGCCTTCACGCGACGCCGTCCACGCACTCAACTCCCGTAAATATGCCTCAAAATCAAACATTCCGCCCCCGCGTCCGAGTTCCCGCCGCGTCTTTTCGTAAATCGCGCGAGCCTCCGCAAAAGTGTAATACCCATAATGACCTGCAAGAATATCCCGCCCGAAGTATTCCCGCATTTTCCAAGAGACCTTCAATTTGTCGAGCGAGCAAGTCTGCAAGTCCGTTTCGGCGTTGTTAAAAAAATTCGAAAAAATGATGTCTTCGTGCCCTTTGAACGCGGCGGGAATGCCAGTCGGATAAAGCCTCGGCAAGCGTGAAATTGCGCCTTGTCCAAGCACATAGCAACAACCGTTTGCAAGCCCGCGACCTTCGCACGCGCTCCGCCGAATGTATACAAAGTCGCAATCGCTTTCCAGCACAGGCGCAACGAAAGCCCTCGGACGGAAAAGAGCCGTGTCGCTATCGAGCTTCACCAACGCCTTGCAGCCAGTGTTTTTCGCAACGCTAACAAAAACATCGCGCATTCCGTAAACCGCGCCAGCATCGCGCAAAGTCCCTCCTCGCGGAAAATCCGCAACAATCTTTTTCACGCCTGCGGGAACGGGCATTTCCGCATCCTTGCTTTCAACGCACCAAATCCGCTCCCACTCCGTCGGCAATTCCGCTCCAAATAGAGCCGCTTTCCCTGCATCGCGCGGGTAAGTGAACGTTAACGCGACGACCTTATTATTTGACGCGCTCGCCGCTTGCGCCGTTTCAGTGTTGCCTTCATTCATACGCTTTTAAAACATTTCAAACGCAATTTTCCCGCGTTGCAAAAAAAAAGCGCGTTCCCGCGCCTCAAATCGTTTGAACGCACTGGATGATTCCGACCTCTGCAAAAGGCGGGACAATTGTCAATTCCTCGCCTGCATTCCGCCAAGAGCGCAAAAGAACCTTTCCGCTGATGTCGCTCTTGACCACCTCAAACACTGGCTCGAATGAACGCGGACGCTCGCCGACTTGCGCCGCCGTTCCCGCGCAAGCGTAAAGCGTATTCTCAACGCTCGCGCCCGTCGCTTGCGCAATCTTTCCGCCTTTAAGCCCGCGAATTTCCGTTCCCGCGTTGCTCGCGCTCGTCCAGCCCTTGCCTTCTTCCGCAACGCCGTAAACAACGCTCGAACCAACGCAAAGCTCCGTCGCCGCAAGAATTTCACTCGAACAGCTCCAATTCTCGCCTGCGTAAAAAACGCGTGAAACCTCGGACTTCACGCCCGTCGAGCCTTTCATCTGAACAAGCCCGTAAACGCGCGTTTCCGTGTAATGAATGGCAATGCAAGAAACAAAATCTTTTTCCGCGCAAGCAACCACGGGAACGCGCACGCTCCCGCAAAAACGCGCCGCGCCGACCGTTTGCTTCACGGGAATGGAAACGTTCACGCCTGAAACGACCGCGCCTGCGCTCGCATCCGTATTCAAGCACGAAACAACCGCCAGCACGCGCTCGACCGAAACACGACCGAGTGAAACCGTAGCACCTGCAAACTCGCTCTCGACGCAACCGCAAAAAACCGAAATAGAAAAAGAACTCCTGCGAACACGCGCTGGCGCGACGCAATAACTCACAGTGAGGATTTCCGTCAATCCAAACTCGCCGCAAAAGTTTTTCAGAGCAAAAGCTCCAATCGAAAAGTTTTCAGGAATGAGACCGTCCGTGTAGTCTGGGAAAATCGGAACAATCTCAAACCAACTCCGAACACAAATACGTTCAGTCGCCCCTGACCTTTCACCACTTAAAACATCCACTCTAAGGGAAGCCGTGTCCACAACATATTTACAAGAGGAAAAATAAACAGGAACAATAAATTTACGCGAGCACGCCTTGCGCTCTCCCTGCCCCCAATAGATGTCGTCCGTAATGCACGAAACAAGACCGATTTTCGGGACAACCTGTTTCCAGCTTCCAATCTCGCTTCCGTGAAAGCAAATGTCGCCTGCTCCCAGCTCCGTATGAAAGCAAACCACGGGAACGCCTGAAAGCTCCGTCTCAACGCACGCGCTCGCCGCGCAAAACACAGGAACGGGAACATCGTGCACAACCTCGACGCTTTTCGAGCAAAGCAAAGAAACCTTTTGCCCGTAGTTCCAGCAAACCGTCGCGCCTTGCGAAAGGTAAAGAACTTTTGCGACAATCTTGCGCGTTCCAAAGTCAACGCAACTGCAAACTTTGAGCGTCCTGTCTTGAACGCAAAAGCCCCCAACCGCCCGTTCAGGCGCAAGCAAACGAAGCGACGGACGCTTGAACACAGCCGTTCCCGCGCTTATCGAAACAGAAACATTCCCGCCCGTTCCCGCGCTCGCAAGCCTCGCCGTCAATCCGCGCGAAATGGTCAACTCCGAGAAAGTCGGAAAAAAAACATCGCCGTGAACGATTTGCCCGGGAACGGCGCAAACGCGCGAGCAGTTCAACCGCCACGCACCAAGCAAGAAACGGCAATTCGAGCCAATCGAAGCTTGCGCCTTGAACGCTTTCGAGCCAGCGCAAACCGAGCAAACCGCAAACGTTCCCGCCTTGCTTAAAAAAACACTGACCGACCCGCTTTCAACCGCGCAAATTTCCGTTCCCGCAACGGCAAGCGCACAACCGCGCCCATCGTCGAGAAATGCCGTTCCTCCGCAAATCGAAACCGTCCACAACTCGCTCGCGCCTTTTGAGAACTCGACGGAAAACGGCAAGCGAGCAACGCCAGCCCGACGCGGGAGCATAATTTCCGCGCCTGCGTCCACCAAGCCAGCCGACGCCGTTCCCGCGCTCGACGCGCTCGAAACATCAGAAAGAAAGCCACTCAACGCCGTGCGCAAGCAGTTCACGGTCGAAGCCCTGACCGCGTGCCCAGCGTGAACTCTGCTCGGTAAATTCGCCATCGTTGTTCCCGCGCCTCCTCCGTTCCCGCTTAATCCTCGACAAGCGTCATCGGCGAGCCTGTATTGCACCAAGCCCCGCCCGTTCCTATTTCCGTCTGAATATTCGGCGTTTCGTTTTCCGCGCTCGCGTTGATAGCGACTGAAAGCCCTTGAACGCTCCCGTCAACGCCGTTAAACATCTGAACAATCTCGACGCGCCCGCTCGTGCCTTTGAAGACGCGAGCAAGCGGAACAAGCGAGCAAGGAACGGCGCAACTTTTCGCGCAATATTCCTCAACAAAATTTGCGACCTTCACGGTCGAACAGCCCGTTTCTGAATTTATCTCAGTCTGAATTTCGGCTTGCTTTGCAAGCCTCAAATTCACGGCTCGAACGGCGTTCCCGCTCGAATAGAAATTCTCAGCGGTTGACGCGCCGATTTTCGCCTCGCCTTTACAGTCAACGCTTGCAAAAACAATCACGCCCTCGGACGAATTGACGCTCGCACAATCCAGCGCAAGCTCCGTTCCCGCAACGTCAATGAAACCGCTCGCGCCCTCGCAGTCGGCTTGAACGCAAGTTTCGTCTGAAATGCTCGCTCCGATGCTCGCCCCGCCTTTAAAACAATAACAAGGCACTTCCGCCGACCAGTCCGCAAGCTCGCTTGAAAGCCCTGAAACGAAACCAACCGTCGAGCTCGCCGTGCAGCCAAGCACGCAAAAGCAAACCGTGAAGTCCACCACCTCGGTTTTCGTTACCTTCACCAAGCACGCAGAAACAGAAACGCCCGACAAGAACGCAATATCGCCTGAAACACTATCAACGACCACTTTTTGCAAAGCAACCGAGCCAACGGCTGTCGAGCCTGTAATCGAGCCATAAAGGCAAGTGGTGTGATTTTCTCCAAATGAAATCGAGTCAATATAATAAACAGTTTTTTTCCTTATCGAGCTTGGGGAAACTGTTTGAACGCTTATCGCGGACGCTCCCGCCATCACGCAGAACTGAACAAGCTCCGTCGCCGTCGCGGGATAAGGCGTGCCTACTGCTGGAATGCAAGTCGGTTGTCCTGCAAGAACAACGTTCGAAACAAAGCAGCCATTCAGCGCGACGATGACGCCTTCTGTGTAAGTCAGGCACTCCTTATAGCAAACCGCCTCAATCAAGCCTGCGACGGAAATGACGCCCGTCGTCGATGGCGATGAAACACAGATTTTCATTTCCTCCGTTCCGCCTGTATAACAGAAAAAAGACGCTCGCTCCGACGATGCGTATAGCTCTGAAACTATAACGCTTCCCGTGAACGTGCCTTCAACTGGGAACGATATGTCAACGCTTTCTGACTGAAGCGCAAAATATCCGAGCTCGGTTTGAGTTTGAACGCAGACGCGCTCGGGAACGCAAAGAACAAGCGCACCACTCGCGGGAACTTGACGCTTGCACATTTTCCCGCAAGTGACGATGTCGATGATTTCCGTGCTCGCTGAATAGGAAACGAATGGAACAAGCTCCACTTTCGAGCCTTTGCACTTCACGCAAGGAGCGCAAAATGTCGCCGAGAGCGAGTATTGCCAATGCCCTGCAAGGAAGGAAAGCCACGGACGGCGCAAAAAGAGCTTGCCTGAACGGATTGAAACCGTGAACTTCTTGCCCTCTTTCCAAGCGACTGAAAGCCCAGCCGATGGCGCGGGAACAGCGTTCCTATACCAAGCGTCGCCGTGTAAAATCTGAATATCCTTGCGACAATCGACCTTTTCCCCGCCGTCGAAAAGCGCAACGATTTGAACCGCCCCGCCAGCCCCTGAAAGCAACTCTTTCTGAAACGTAGCAACGCAAGAAGCCGTTCCCGTTTTCACGTAAGCCCACGGCAAGCTCGTGACGATGCCAGCGCAAGAAGAAGCCTTTAAGTAAACAAGCACTTTTTCCGCGCTCGCAACGCACGGAGCGCAAAAGCGCATTTTTGGAACAACGAAAGCGTCATACGGCGTCGAAGTGTCGAAGCCTTCCGTTTCGATTGTCGGTTTTTCTGTGTATGGAAAGCCGACCGTTCCACCTTCACCGCGCCCGAACCACGTCCCGCCTTGCATAACAACCGCGCAACCATTCACGCAAACCGCAAACGGAAGAACCGCGCTCCCGCCTTTTCGCGTTCTGAGAATGTTTTGCCCGCCGACAAGTTGAACGGGAACAGAAGAAGAGCCTGTAAGCCCGCGAACAACTGTCAGCCCGCAAGAAACGGCATCGCGCAAGCAATTAATCGTGGACGCTCTAACAGCGTTCCCAGAATAGACCTTGCTCGGTAAGTTTGCCATCGTTCCCGCCTCCTCCTAATTCGCGCGACGCCTTACGAAGCCGAGCCGTAAAGGAACTCGTCCCACTTTTTCGCGCCTGTCCACTCCTCCGTGCGCGTGTATGTTTCGCCGTCGCCTGACATCGTGTCATTCGTTTTTAGCCATTCGTAGCCCTCTGGAAGCGAAAAGCCCGAAAGCACGCTTGATGGTGCTCCGATTTTCCCGATATTCGCGCCGACGCCTGAAAACCGCGTCTTCGAGCGCGTCGTTTGAGTGTATTTAGGAGCGGGAGCGAGATAACCTGAAACGCCAGCAATTCGATAACTTGACGCAAGTTGAATGTTTTCACGGTCAACGCCTTGCTGCTCGGCTTTCGTCAAGACCTCCTCCATTTCGCTTTCGCTCGCGGCGTCAATGTAAAGTTGAGCGTATTTCCAAAGAACCGCCCGTTGAAGTTCATCGTAGAGCGCAATTAGTGCAGGCGCACTTTCAATCGGAAGCGTCGTCGTTGTTGTCGAAAGCGTCGCCGTGATGCTCCCGTCCGTGATGCCGCCGCCCCCGCCCGTTGCGTCAACCTTCAAAACGTCCGTCCAGCGGCGTTCAAGCACACCGTTCAGAAAGTTTTCCGTCGAAAGGCTCGCCGAGCTTGCATAATAACTCCCTGAAAATGGTGCTCCCGCTGGAAGTGCCGTCAGCGTCCCGATGGCGTCTTTAAACGTCGATAAAACCGAAGCAAGCGCACTCACCTCGCCAATCGCTCGATGCGTGATAGTCAGAACGCCTGATTCGTCCGCGCTCGCGCTCCATTCGTTTTCCGCGCCTTGCGTCGAAACCGATTTGATGATTTTAGGAAAGTCCGCCATTTTCGTTTTTCTTTCTGTTTCTTTTATTTTTTTAAATTCGTTCAGTCCGCGTAAATTGCCGACTGCGAGCGCGTATTTTGCGCGATTTGGCGCAAGTAGCTATTCGACAGGCGCGTATTCGCAACAATCGCGTTCTGCCAAAGCGTCGCGCTCGGAGCTTGCGCCGAACTCATATACCCGCCAACCGAGGAAAGCCCGCCTGCATAACCGCCAAAGTCGCCAGCCGTGAACGCGTATTTCTCACGAAACGCTTTTTCCCGCGCTTGCGCTTGTTTCTCAATTTCCGCCGTGATTTTCTTTTCCGTCGAAAGAAGCGCGTTCAAGTCTTTAAGTTCGCCGTCAAGGTCGAGACCTTCGAGCCGTCCTTGCGCCGCCTCCGAAAGTTGCCACTGAATGCCTTCAATCTCGCTTTTCACGCGTGCGAGTTGCTCTTCAAGGGGCAAGCCTTCCAGCGGATTGTAAGCGTTCACGGCGTTGTAAGCGTCCGCGCTCGCTTTCCAAGCTTTCGCCTCATACGCCTCTTTTTCCGCGCTTGCAACGCGTGCAAACGCGCCAGCAACGCCCGACGCAACGCTTTCCAAGTCCGCAAGCTCGCGCCGATTGTCCGCGATGCGCGAGGTAAGACCTTGAAGCCGTTGAGCAAGTGCCTCGCCAGCCTCTTTCATCTTATCCGTCCCGCCTGAGAAATAGTCCGTGATAGCTCCAAAAACGCCGCCGTCTTTCTTCCATTGCTCGACGTCAAAGTGAAGTGCTTTGAGTTGCTCGCGGATTTTGCTCGCGCCTTCTTCGAGGAGCGCGTTTTCGCGGTTGAGTTGACCGACGCGCTCGCTTAAAGAGTTTGAAACATTTTGAACGCCTGAAACGCCGTGCGCGTCCGCAAGTTTCTTCCTCCACTGGTAGAGCCGTTCTGTTGCCTGAATTTCCTTGTTCGTCGAGGAAACCGCCATATCAGCCGTTTTTTGATAAGCCGAAACCGCCTCCTCAATCGCTTTTTTCAAATCACTGTAAGCCTTGACGACAACCGCCGTGATGGCAACGCCCGTCCCGACCAACGCCGCGCCAGCAACGCCTCCCGCAACGCCTGCAAGTCTAAACGCGCTCGCAACGCCTCGAACCGCCGTTCCACAAGCCTGAGCCGCCATCGCAATTGTCGCAAGCTCTGGGGAAATGAACATCATCACGCTTGAAATTCCACTAAACGCTCGGGAAAGTTGATAAGCCCCCGCCGCGTTCGCTTTCGTCGCAACCGTGTTTGCTTGCGTCGCCGCCGTTTGAGCCTGCGTCGCAACCGTGATTTGCTTGCGCGTCGCCGCAATTTTCACATTCAACGGAGCCTCACCGATTAAAACCTCGTGAAGCATCGCGTTCGTGTTCGCAAGGTCTTTCATCGCGGCTGTTTGCGCTTTAATCGCGGCTGTATTCGCGCTCGCGCCTCCCGCACCCGCCCGTTTCATTGACGCGCCGAGTGCCTCAATCGCTTGACGAACTCGAATGCTTTCGTCCTCGATGCCTGCAAGCGCGGCGTGAAGCTTGCTCCACGTTTCGGCACTAAATCCGACCGTTCCCGCAACGCCTGCTCCCGCGCCGACATTCGCAACCGCGCCATTCACGCTCTTTGCGGCGTTTTGCAAGCCTTGAAGCTGGCGTGTGATGAGCGCGACGCTCGCTGCAAGCTTGTCCGCGCCCTCGCTCTGAAATTTAACTGCGATGTTGCCTTCTGCCATTCGTTGAGCGTTTCAAAAAACAATTTCCCGCGCGTTGCAAAAAAAAAGCGCGTTCCCGAGCAATTTTAAACCGCTACTTTAAACCGTCCGAGCCGTTCCCGCGCTCGATTTTCTCAAATTTTCCAAGGTAGATAATCGAGCCTTTCCGCCCGTGTTTCTTCACCTGCTCCCATTCGTCCGCCGTTTCCATGTCGAGAAACGTCCATTTCCCGCGCAAGCCTGCACTCTCGCAAGCCGCCGCGTAAAGCGCGTTCACGTAGCACGGCTCTTCCGCAAGAAACCGTTCCCGCGAATAACCGTATTTTTCGCAAAGGAGCGCGAGCAACGTAAGCCAGTGCCCGCACCCGCTTACTGGTTTTTTTCAGAGCCTCCGAGTTCTGAAACGTAGCTCGTCAAGCTCTTTGAATACCGCGAGGCAAGGTCTATCGTTATCGCGCTCGCAAGCCCCATTTCCTCAATCGTAAGCTCCGCCGCCCAATTTTGCGCAACCGTGAGCAGGTCTTCCGTCGGGAGCGTCAACGCCTTGCGAGCCTCTTCGTTCGAGCGTGTAAGCATATAGCAAACAACCGCGCTCGCGTTCATCAGATTTGCTTGAATGTCGCTAAGCTCGATGCCTGCACGCGCAAGAGCCATCAAGCAAGCAACCGTCGCCCGATATTCGCGACCTTTGAAAGCGTATAGTTTCCCGCAGATGCTATCCACCGCAGGCTTCGGATTTCGTGAACTCATATCGTCGAGAAATTTTCCGCAAGCGTTCCCGCGTTGCAAGCATTTTCAAAAAAGCTCGTCCCGAATGAATGCGCCCGCGTGCCTTTTGTGCGCAAAGAGCTTTTCCGTTTTCGCGTCGGAAAAAGAACAGCCAACACTACCGGCTAACCGCACTGGCTTCCGCTTTTCCGCGATTAGAACAAAGTCATCAGGCGCGGAAAACTCCGAGATTAAAACGGGAAATTCGCGCGTCCTTGCCCACTCGAAAAACGCGTCGTGGTCAAACGCGCCCGAAACGTAGCCAGCTGTTCCCTTGTAAGGCGGGTCGCAGTAAACCGCCGCGCCGTCGGGAATGGGGACTTTGCGATAATCCGCGCCGAAAACAGAAACGCGGGAACGCAAGGCGGGGCTTTCGAGGCTTTGGAGGCTTTGGAGTCTTTCGAGCCTTTGGAGTCTTTGGAGTCTTTGGAGGCTTTCGAGGCTTTCGAGGCTTTGGAGGCTTTCGAGGCTTTCGAGGCTTTGGAGGCGTTCGAGAAGCCTGCGATAGTTCGTCACCTCGCCATACGCCCTTTCAAGCGGCATAAAAGCCTTCATCTTTTCGTATTCTTCAAACGTCGGGAACTGCCATTGCGATTTTCCAAAGTAGTGCCCAGTCATTTGTGTTCCGAGCCTTCTCCCGACCTCCGCTTGCGTCAATCCGCTTTTTTTCAGCGCGTCGAGCAAGTAGGCACGAAGTCGCTCCTCCTCTTTCTTAATGTCAACCTTCACGTTTGCGATTTTCGCGAGAATGTCGCCGTGCTCGTTGTAAAATTTCGCTGAAAACCACTTGATGTATTTCGCCTTGTATTCGTCCGCGTGTCGAGAAATGTCAATTCGCGAGCTGTCGCCTTCAATTCCAAACTCCCGCAAGAGTGAAAAATCTTTGTGAACTCGCGCGAACCAAAGGGCTTTTTTCCACGGCTCGATTTCTTTTGCAAACATATATGTCACGCCTCTGTTTCCAAAGCTCCAACACGTGCGAACATAAGCGTCTTTCTCGCAACGCTCGAAGAACTCTTCTCGGCAAATCCAGTGTTCCTCATTTCTGTATTTGCCTGCAATGGCGTCGAGGAAAAGCCTCGGCATCGAGGCGTCAATGTCATTAATCACGAAGCGCGAGAAACGTCCTGTTTCCATCGCGGCGTGTGTTATTGCGCCACCGCCGAAGAACAGGTCAACGAAGCACTCGCTTGCGGGAATGTGTGAAACAACCCATTCAGCGATTGTGTTTTTGCTTCCCATATACGGCAATCCGTAGCGTTTTTGGTGAGTTGCAGGCTTTGGAGCTGGCATAACGGGAACAAAAAAAACGCGCCTTTCGAGCGCGTTGCAATGTTAAAAAGTGCGGGAGGTGGAGTTGAACCACCAAAGACAAGGAAATGAGCCTTGTTGCAGACCGTCCGCGTCCCGCAATTAACAGGTTATGAGAACAGAAGAAAAAAATTAAGCGTTCGAGCCGTCGATGGCGTCCCAGCTTTTCACGGTCACTGAATAGCGTGCAAAGTCCGTGTTTGAGCTTGTTTTCGTGAATGCCGTCACGACGCCTGTAAGCCCCGCGTAAGAACCGCCGATTTCAGGCTCTGCTGAGTCCGCGTCAACAAGAACCTCGACCGTCATTTCTCGCGTTTTCTGAGAAAGCGCGACGCCGACGATTTCGCCACTCGCGTTGATTGCAAGCGTTTCATTCGTGCTTGTCGCGTCATTGAGCGATTGCGCGAGGTCTTGCGTTGCTGTTTGAACTCCGAAAGTCCCTTTTCCTTTGATAATAACTGCCATTTAATGCCCTCTTTTTAGATTTTTGAAAGAAATGTTTCTTGTTTCGTTTGAAAATTTTGAAAAGCTAAAAAATCCCGCGTTGCAAATGTTTTTCACGGGAGCGCGTCTAAACCGTGGTGAGCTTGAAAAGCTCTGTGAAAATCTGAAACGTTGCCTGCGATGTTATCGCGCCGTCGTCGAAAACCTCACGAGAAACGCTTGCGAGCTTCACAGGCAAGCCGTTCACGAATGGTGCGCCGAGTTGTGCTCCCGTGAGCGTTTGCATAATCGCGGCGAGAATGGTCTGCGTGTTGTAAGGCGCGGAGTTCGCAAGCAAGCCCGGGGAGCTTACAGAAACGCGAAAAGAGCAAAGCCCGTAAACGTAGTTTTGAAGAGCGGAAATGCGCACGTCGGAGCATTCCGTGAACTCGACGAGGACGGCTTGTTTGAGTGCGCCTGAAACGTTTTTGTTGATGAACGCTTTCGCGCTTTCGTCCGAGATAGCGAAAACAGGGAGCGTTCCCGTGAGCGTGTTTGCCTCGATGAAGCCCGCGATTTCAGGGATTGTCGCGATGATTTGCGCCAGCCCGTGTTCTGCCTCGGTCAAGTTCCCGCCGTAAGTTCCTGTGTCGTCTTCTTTTGCCATTTAGTGTTTTTCCTCGCTTTCTTTCGTTCCCGTGCTTTCTGTGCCTTTTCCGCGCTTACTTGATTTCCCCGTGCGCAAGTCGTTCCATATGCGCAAAACGGCGGAAACGCATAAAAGCACGGCATAAGTCGCCGTAAAAAACGCCGTAAGCGTTGACGCAAGGCTTTCCGCGCTTGAACACATTTCTGAAACGCGAGCCGCGACGATGGCGAAGCACAAATTTAGAGAAGAAGGCTCGATTATTTTTGAAAACATTTCGCACGCCGTTTCCCTCCTATGCTTGCGAGCTTGTTCCCGCGCTTGACGCTTGCGCCGTTCCCGCGCAATTCACGTTCACGGCGTGCAAGTCCGTAAGAGCCGCGACCGTGCTTGCGACCGTTGCTTTCTTTGCCGTTCCCGCGCTTTCACTCTTTGCCTTAATGAGTTCAATCAGCTTCTGAACGTCTTCATCCGACATTGTCGCCGCCGTCGCTTTAATCGTTTCAGAAAGAGCCGTGATGGTCTTGTTTTTGCTCGATGCTTGAACCTTGACTGCAACTCCCAGCCCAGCACTCAAAGCGGCGAGCACGCCCGAAAGGATAACTCCGACCGTCCCGCCTGCGCCCTCGATGTCTTCTTTCAGCCCGTCAACGGTTTGTTTTGCCGTTGCGGCGTTCCAGCTTGTTTGCGTCTCGCCTGTTTGCGCGTCCGTGGTTGTTTCAAAGCCCATTGCGGCGCACCCGCCGAAACAACCGAAAGCGAGCGCGAGCGCAAGCACTCCGAAAATTAGTTCTTTAAAATCGTGGTGAAAATTCCGTCTTTTTGCGTTTCCCATTCTGATGCCTTTCAAAAATCTAAAATCCCGCGCGTTGCAAGTTTTTCTGTTAAATGAAGAGCTTTGAGTTGTTAATTCCCGCGTCGACGGCTTTTGCAAGCTCGCTTTCAGGCGGTAAAACGTAGCTCCTCGGCTGGTGCGTCACGGATTTTCTGAGCAAGTAGTGAACTTTGATTTTCTTGTTCTTTCCGTTCCCGCTTTGAGTGAACAAGAACGCGCCGCCGCGCCGTGAACGCCCGATTTTCGCGTCGGGCACTGTATCACGCGCCCCGCGTGAGCTTGCCTTTGCTTTCTCGGAAACGGGAATGGTCAAAGCGCGTGCGTTTTTCGCGTGAACCGTCCCGCCTTTGAGCTTGTGGAGCATCTGATAGCTCGAAACGATGATTTGCCCGCGTGCGCCGTAAGCGTCCACTTCGTAGGTTGTTTTGTCAACGCCTTCACGCGTGTAGAAATTGTGATGGTATTTGCTTTTTGTTTTATCGAGAAGCGCGAAGTTATCCTTGAACGCCTGACAGAGCTTTGCTCCGATATTTTCGAAAAGCGCACGGGATTTTTCGCGGGAAAGAATTGCCGTGCGTATGGCTTTCCGCGCCGTTTCTACAACGATTTTAACCGTGAAAAGTTCGTCCGCCATTTGCTTGCCTCAATCCATTTCTCGAACGTGAGTTTCGATGAACTCGACCTCGCGCCGCGAAAGCCCGTAGAATTTGTAGAGTTGAAGGTCGATGCTGTGAGGCGTTCCCGTCCAGTCGATGACGGGCAAGCCGTCCGCGCCTGTTTCGGGCTTGCGCGTTGCCAGCACTTCCTCCCATACGGAGCGAGCGTTCGTGTTTCGTTTTGTTTCTTCCATTTTCTTAAATTTAAAAGCCTCCGACGGAAAAAGAAAGCGCATTTTGCCCGATTTGGAAAGCCATTGCCCAGAGCCACTTTCCGTCGACCTTGCGCCCGAACATATACCCGCCCGTGTCCTTGTGCCTGCGCACGAGTTGCGGGTAAATCGCAAGCGTTGCCGCGAGTTTGAATTGCTCGCGCGTTTGCGTTTCCAAACTGAACTCAAAGTCGGTCAATCCTTGCTCCGCGAGCTTTTCCGCCGCGCGAGGCGAGAACTCAGGGAGCGTCATTGCATCGAGTGAAACGCCTTTGACGCGAGCGCGAGCGGCGTGTCCGTGCGCGGCGTCCCATACGCGCCCCGCGTTGATGCCAACGCGCCCGCAAAAAACCGCCGTGTCTTGCGCTCCCTCGCGTCCTCCGATGGCGACCTTATCGCCGAAAGTCTTTCTCAAATCTGCAACAATGGCGGCGTTTAGCTTGTTTGCATTCTCGCGCCGTTGAGCGTGTTCCCGCGTTTCAGCGCGTGCTTGCGCAAGCGATGGCGCGATTTTCCTTGCGGGAATTTTCTCAGCCATTCCCGCGAGCATTTCGCGAGGGACGGGAGCTTGCTCCGTTTTCGTTCCCGCGCTCGCGTTCCCGTCTTTCTTTGGAAAGCTCCAAACGCCCAGCTCGATTGCCTCTTTCGCAGGTATCGAGCGCAAGCCCATTCCGCTATTAAAATCAAACGGCGGGAACGGCGTTCCAAAAGCTGAAAGCCGTTTCCAAATCGGCGAGCCAATCGGCGCAAGCATTCGAAAGCCGTATTCACCTCCCGCGACCTTGCACTCACCGCCGACGGCTTTCCAGCGTTCCAGCCACTCGCGCGGCTCTTTTCGCCACTGAGTGCGCAAGAACTCTTGCACGGGAAACAAATCCGCCTTTTTCAAGCTTTCCTCGTATTCTTTCCGCGCGTGAATGCGGCGCGTCCAAAAATCGTAAATCAGCGCAAGCCGTTGAAAGCTTGTCATATCCTCGATTGAAACTCCCGCCTCGCGCGTCTTTTCAGGCGGTATTCCAAGCAAGCCCCGCATTTTCTTGACGAAGTCGAGCCGATGGAAGCCAGCCTCGCCAGCCGATGCCTTCGAGATGTAGGTTTGCATTTCTTCGAGCAAACGCGCGTTCGAGCATTTCGCGGAAAAGAACGAAGCCTCGCGCACCTCCGCAGGGAGTGAACGAAGTCCCGCCGTGTTTAAATCCGTGGGCAAAACTGTGAGCTTGTTAAACTGCTCGACGTTTTCGCCCGTGAATACGACCTGCCATTTTCCAATTTCAGCCATTCTCGCTCCGTTTTTGTTTATTTTCGTGAAATTCTCGCTCCGATTTTCGCGCGTTTTCGTGAATTGCCGTTTCTTGCGCCGTAAATGCCCCAAATTCGCGTTTTAGATGCTTGCGCGAGTGTTTCTCCGTTTTTCTTTTTTTCTCGCAAATTTGAGCCGTTTATTCGCGTGTTTTTTCCGCGCCTTAAAGCCCGCGCCAGCGTTCCCGAGAAAAACGCTCCGAGCGCGTGCTCGCAACGCCTATTCCGTAGCTCCCTGTTTGAACCTCCCCTGTTTCGGGATTTTCCGCAAGAACTTTACAAGAGCGCAATTCGTCGAGCGTTTCAATCGCACGCGAATACATTTGATAGCGCGAATCCTGCACCAAGACGCTGTCTTTTAAGCCGCGCGAACTCACGCGAAAAACAACAATCGTGATGAGCGCCGGAATTAAGCTTTCAGGTATCGTGTCCGCCTCCTTGTCCAGCGTGTTCTTCGGGCAAGTCGCAATAGCATTCCGCATTTCCGCAACTGCAAAGTCAATCGCCTGCTGCAAGATGTCAACCGCATTTCCCGCTTCATCAACGGGATTGTCAACCGTCGAGATGGTGTCCCTTTCAAACGTTGTCATTCGGTTTAAAAGCATTGTTTTCGTTATTTTTACCCACGCCATTTTTAGAGCCTTCCTTGCTTTCGTTTTCGTTTAAAATAAAAGCGCGGGAACAGTTGCCCGCTCCCGCGCCGTGATGATGACTTTTCCCCTTTTCGTGCCGATGGGAGCACTTAAAAAGTTTGAAGATGAATTTAGAGATTTAAGAAAATTAAGCTTCGTTCTTCGTATCGATGACGAACGCACCAACGGCGGAAACAACCTCGATGCCTTGCCAGCGCGAAGCCGTGAGAATTTCAAGCTCGCCTTGCGGATGGTTGAACGAGGTGAATTTAAGCCCACCGCGCCCTGTGAACATTTTGATGTTCGAGATGACGTCCGCGCCTGCGCCCGAGCCGATGAAGCCAAAGATTTTCGAGCCGAGAACCGTCGGGAACGTCGAGCCGTCAGCGTCGCGAGCCGTCGGAATGGTCGCCGTGGCGTTCAAACGCGCTCCAAACTGTTCAACGGTCAATTGACCGAGGAAGAAGTTTTGCGCCTTATTGTCCGCGCCGATGGTAATCATTCGGTCGAGCCAGCTTTGTTCACCAAAGAGAATTGTATTCGGATTGATGCCAGCGGCGTCGCCTGCGGCTTTCATTTTCTTTGCAACTTCAAAGTCGATGATGCCGTCGCTTGCATAATTAAACTCCGTCGCCGTCGCAACAGAAGAAAGCGCATCAATCGCTTCTTGCAAGGTCGCTGTTTCGAGAATGTTCACGAGCTTCTGCTGTGCATTCGCGCGGTAGGTCGGGTCTTTCCGTGCAAGCTCTTTTTCAATGACGATGGAAACGCCGACATTGTCGAGTTTCGCCGCTTGCAAGTTGTATTCGCTGTTTACGTACGGGAACTCGCCTCCAAAACCGCGTTTGAAATCGTCAGGATTGCGAACCGCAAGAATGCTTTCTTTCGTCGGGTAGAACTTGTATTGGTAGGTCGCGTTCACGTCGAGCGACAAATTCGCCGTCGGCGCAATGCGTTCACGCAACTCCACGATTCCGTTGTTGCGGAGCAAGTTCTGCGAGAAATTCGGCAAGAACTGCGTTTCAGCAGGGGCTTGCGCGATGTTTGCGAAGTCGCGCGTTGCGAAGACCGTTCCCGCGTCAAGCGAGCCGATGTCAACGCCGCGAGAAAAGCGCGAATTAATGAAATCTTGTGCCTTAAACATTAGTTTAAATCCTTTTTTTGTTAGATGTTAAATTTGTTGCCCTGCACCCATTAGCCGACAAGCGCAACTTCTTCAACGCTTTCAGCCGTGGTGGTTTTCTTTTCGCCGAGGTAGAAACCGACTTTGACCGTTCCAGCCGTTGCGAGTTTGCCGTCAGCGGCGAGGTAAAGAGCCGCGCCCGGGACGAGGGAGCCTGCGCCGACCGTGGCGTTGACCGTGCCTGTCGATGCGCCGACGATTTTTGCGGCGAGAATATCGCCTGCTTTGACGTCCCATTCCGCAACAAAAAGCGCGGCGTCGGCGTCAGCGGCGGCGAGTGCAAGCTCGCTGTTTTCGTTAAGAACGCAAATTGCCCCGCGCGTGATGTCAGCGGAAGCCTTGCGATTAATCAGACCTTCTTTTGAATAGTGTTCCATTCGTTTTCCTTTTTTGTAATGTTTTAGAAAAAAAAGTTTAAGCGTTAGACGATGTTGAAGCCGTGAAGCCGTTCATAGACTTGCGGATTTGCGCTTTCATAGTGCTCGACTGCAAGGCGTTGAGCCGTTTCGCCGTCGCGCACGTAAAGCGAGATGTATTTGCGTTCCCGCGCAATCCATTCCTCACGCGGGAGCGAGTGCTTTCCGTCGAGCGTTGCCGTTCCCGCCGTGGCTTGCGCTGGCGTCTGTTTCGTCTGTTTTGCGTTGCTTTGCATAAATGTTTTTCAGGGGCTAAAAAAATGCGCGTTGCAAATGTTTTTTTTGCCGTGCGTTTTTATTTTCGCGGAGTTGCTTTTTCGAGCGCGTTGTAAACGTCGCGCCCTTCTTGCGAGTTGTAAACGTTTGCGACTGCGTGCGCGTAATCGTCGCCAGCGTCAATTCGAGCGTTAATCATTGCGCTCCATTTGTCGCTTGCGGCGCGATGGTCAGCGTCACTTTCGCTTGCCTTGTCGAGGGCTTGCGTTGCTTCGTTTGAAAATTCTTTTGCAAGGGACGGGAGCGCGTCCAGTTCAGCGCGAGCGTTTGCAAAGTCCGTTGCGAATTTTGCCGTGAATTCGTCGGCTTGCGCTGGCGTGATTTTTCCCGCGATGCGAGCGCGAGAAACGAGCATCTCTGCGAGTTCAGCGCGGACGGAGGCGAGTTCTTCGTTCACGGCGTCGAGTTTCTTTTTCTTTTCTTCTTTCTCGCCTTCGTTCCCGTCTTTCGTTTCCTCGGCTTCTTCTTCTTTTTCTTCTTCTTTCGCGGGAACGGGCTTTTCAGCGTCTTTTTCTTGCGCTGGCTCGGTTTCCTCTTTCGCGGGAACGGCGGGAGCTTCTTCTTTCGTTTCCTCGCTCGCGTTCAAATTTTTCTTTTCTTCTTCTTTCGTTTCGTCAGCGTTCATTTCGTTTTCCTCTGAGTTTTCGGTTTCTTTCGTTTCTTCTGAAATTGGTGCGTCTTCTTGTTCCGTGCCTTCTTCTTGCGCGGGAACGGCTTCTTGCCCTTGCTCGCGCTCTTTCACGGGAACAAGCGCGAGTACCGCGTCAACGATTGTTGAGGCTTCGAGGTCTTTCGGCGGAATGCCGAATGCCGTGCAAATGCTCGCGACTTGTTCAGGCGCAAGCGTGATGGCTGGCGCGTCCGAGTAGTCAACGGGAACGGCTTGCTCCGAGTTGATAAAGTCCGCGCCCGTGAGGTTGCCTTTCTTCACAAGCCCGAAACTAAGCAACTCAAACGGCTTGAACGTGCCGTCCATTGCGTCAAACTCGCAATTCCAGCGAGGTGATATTTCGAGCTTTCCAGCGTATTCTTTGAGCTTGTCGAGGAGCGGCGTGCGTTTAATCCGCGCGTATAAACCGTCGGCGCGTGCGTCTAAATCCGTTGCCTCAGCGTAAACCGTGGTGTCGCGACCTTCATCGCTCGCGCTCGCGTTTGCAAAGTCAGGGTGACCAAAGAAAAAAGGAACGTGATTTTTCCCGACGGCGCGTTTGCAAATCGCTTTAAAACCGCGCTTGAAGCCGTCAACGATTTTCTTCGCGCTTGCAAAATCGAAACGCTGGATAACTTCGCGCCCGTCTGTGAATTGCGGAGCATCGCCGTAAGGTGCAACGCGCACGAAGTCCGTTTCCTCGCTTGCTTGCGCGAAGTTTACAAAATCGACGCATTCCGCGCCAGTACCCGTGAAAACCGTCCCTTTTTCTTTCGTCATTGCTGGCTTTCAAAAATCACAGGCTCGCGCGTTGCAATTATTTTTTTTGCCGTGCGTGTAAGATTTGCGCGAAAACCGCCAGCGCGGGAGGGGCTTGCGTTGTTAGTTAATGAAGCGCGGAGCGCGTCCGAAGTGAAAGTCAGGGAGTGCTGAGCGCGGTGATGCTACGTTGACGGAGTGCGCTCTATGAGTTCTGAGCGCGTGCAAGCACAAGGCGAGCGCGGAGGCTCGGTCGGAGTGTCCGTCTTCGTTGGTTGGAGCGTAAAAGAGCAAGTTCCCGCTGGAAGTGAAAACGCGCTGAACGGAGTGCAAGTCCTCGACGATGCGTTCTGCGTATTCGTCGGGAATGCGCCCGCCTTTTGATTGAGCGAGGGGAATTTCTAAATTTCCCGCTTGAAAGTCGGTTTGCATTCCGAGGTAAAGGTCTTTTTTAAGTTGAGCCGTGAAGTTGAACGCCTCGACTTTTCCCGCGTATCGTTTGGAGAATGTCTCTGCGAGTTGTGCGCCGATGCCTGTTGCGTCGATGGCGGCGCGAACGACGCGCTTGCGTTTGAGAATATTGTCGATGCTTTGTTCTTGTTCTGCGAAAGGCGCGTGGAGGAGTTCTGTAATTTTGCGCGTGATAATGCGGTTTCCGATGAGTTCGACAAGCCAAAGCACGGTAAGGTCGTGTTTTCGTCCAATATCGATGCCGAGAAAATAATCAGAGCCTGGACGGTCGAGTTCTGAGAGCGGAATATCGATTTGCGCCGTGGTGGATTGAGCGGCGTTGATGAGTTCATAGGAAAGGAGCGTTGTTGTGCCTTCAACGGGAATGCACTCGTATTCCTGCTTCCAAATATCGTCGTCGCCGATGGCGCGTTTGAGTTCGTTGCGTTGCATTGGAAGCCCGTCCGCGATGGCTCGGTCGATGGTGATTTTGTATTTACGGAATGCGGAGTCGCGTTGAGCGTAAAGTTTCCAGAATTTGTTGTTTCGACCTGCGACGGTTGAGGCGACGCGGAGTTTCCATTGGTGGGAAACGTTGTTTGAAATATAAGGGAAAACCGCTGCCCATATCGCGTCAGGGTTGTGATGGTAGGCGAATTCGTCGAGCAGGACGTTTGCGGAATAACCGCGAGCCGTGTCAGGATTAGCGGGAAGCCCGATAATTGAAGAGCCGTTTGAAAAATCGACGCGTTCCCGTTTTGCCGTGAAGTCGATGTTTAAACCGTCGGCGCGTGCGAGTGTGCAAGCGTATTCCGCCCATTCGGTGACTTTGCTAATCCATTCGAGGACTTGACGCTCGCCGCGTGAAAGGCATACCCACTTGTCGCGGGGCGTGAGAATGGAGTTCATTACGGACTCGACGGCGAGCATTGTTGATTTTCCGCACTGGCGGGAACAGTTTAGGAGCTTAAAGCGCGAGCTGTCGAGAACGATAGCCCGCTGGTAAGGAAAAAGAAAATCGAGCAAGCGTTGCACCTTTTACGCGCTGGCTGGAATTATGCGCCTTCTGCGTCGAGCTGGTCGTCCGTGATAATATCGCGGTTTCGCTCTTCATCGGTTTGAGCGCGTGAGCGCGGCGTTCCCATTTCTTTCATTCCGAGGCGTTCGCGCATTTTGTCGAGAATTTCGTTTTGCGCGGAAACGTTGGAGGCGAGGGCTTCATCGACGAGGGGGTTTTCAGACCAGCCTGCTGTTCGTTTGAGGAAATACATTTGAGCGGAAACATTCGGCGGGACTTCGACTTCCTCGATAAATTGGATTTTCTTCATTTTTTCGCGCCCGTCTTTGTCGATATAGGGAACGAGGCGACCTGATTTTTTCTGAGCTTTATATCCGAGCGCGATTTTATACATTGCGCCCGCGACATCGTCGGCGGCGTTCATTCGAGCGCGAATGAGCGTTTCTTTGAACTCAGGGTGATTTCTTTCGGCGGCTTGAAAAACGTCGGTTGAAACGTTAAGCCATAAGGCGAGCTGTGTTTTCGTTGCTCCGTTTGCATACATTTGAGCGAGTTTGTCGATATTTGGCTCGATTTTCTGTTTCCAAGAGCCGCGCTCGTTTGGATTTATTTTTGCTGTCTCGCCTGCTGTTTTCGCGGGAACGGTTGTTTTTGTTGTTTTCGCGTGATTGACGGCGAGTTTTGAAAGTCCGCGCGGACGGGCTTTTTTCTCGGTCTTTGTTGCGTTTTTCGATTTTGTTGCCATTTTAAAAAAGAAGCCGCGCCGCCCGAAAGGAAAGGAAGGCGACGCGGCGATGCGAGTGTGTTTAGCGATGTTAGGAAAATTGGAAGCCGTGTTTCGTGCCTCTGTTCTTAAAGGTAAGCGTTCGGGCGCGTGTTGCAAGTTTTTTTCTTTTTAATCGGCTTGCTCGATTTCTTTTTCTTTTGCGTATTCTTTATTTGAAAGCACTGGAACGAAGAGCGCGTTTTGAGCGTGTTGCTCGCACCATTCTTGAGCGATTTTCCCGCCTGCGTAAACGACGAGGAGCGGGTTGTCGTGGAAAGAAAGCGCGGTTTTGAGTGCAAGGTCTAAATCTTGCGTTCCGCCGTTTTTGTCTGATGCATATCCGCGAGTGGCGAAAGCTCGCCAGCCTTGCGGGACGCCGAGCAAGTTAATGTCAGCAAAGCGCGGGTTTACGTTCAAATCGACGAAAGGGAGAAGCCCTTTGTCTTGCCAGTAGCGAGCGAGCCAGCGTTTTTTATAAGTTGCGAAATATGCGTAAGCGCGTGGCATCTCGCCGTAAAGGGAGAAATTCGGCTCGACGAAGTAGCGGATTGAGCCGCCGAGGATAAGATTAGGATTTTGCCACAGGTGGAAGAAGCGGACGTCCTGAATGTAGAAATGAAGCGTTCCAGTTTCAGTGAGCCAGCCTCGCCGCTCGCCGAGAGCCGTGAATGGCGGGAGCGGGAACGTTTCGGGCATTTTGGAAAGGTCAAGAACGGGAATGCCCTCTGAGTTGTCCGAGGGGAAAAGAATATCGGGAACGCGCTCGTCTTCGAGCCTTGCCTCTTTTTCTTCTTCGCTTTCGCCGTTTTCGTCATTTTTTGCGTTTTCGTCGAGAAACTGTTTGACGGCGTCTTGTTCCTTGCCGTCTGAGTTTTCGTCCTTGCCTTCTTCTGGAAGCCCGTCAAATCCAAAGTCTTTGAGTTCGTCAAAGTCCCAGTCATTTGCGAGCAAGTCTAAATCGTCCTGCCCGAATGCGATGTTGTCTTTAACAACGAAAGCGCGGAGCGTTTCAGAAGGCGTGCTTGCGGGAACGATTTTGCAACGGAATTTAAGCACTCCGAGTTCACGAGCGGCGCGGAAGCGCATATTTCCCGCGAGAATGCAAAATTTCCCTGTGTAGAGCGGGTAAACGATGAGTTCCCGCAATTGAAGCATTTCAGGCGTATCCGCGATTGACTTTTTCAGAGCCTCGAAGCGGGAGTCTCTGATAAAGCGAGGATTTCGCGGAACGCCTTTAACTTGCCCGTCGTTTGGAACGAGCTGGTCAATACGGAGTTCTTTTTCCTCGAATTTGAACTGCATAGAATGCTTTTTTTATCGTCGAATTAACGACCGCGAGCGATAAGGTTAAGTTCGGGAACTTTATATGAAGTTCCGTTTCTACGCGCCGAGCGAAGAAGATTTCTTTCGCGTTGGAGGCGACGTTTTAACGCAGGCGATTTTGTCCTGTCGATTACGGCTGTTAATTGACGAACGCCTGGACCTGATGTTTTTGCCATTTGTATTCCTTTTTTTTGGTAGTGAATTTTTATAGTGAAAAAAAGTGGTTATTTTCCCGCTTTCTGCGCTTGTTTTGCGGTTTTTTGAAGCTCGCGAGCGAGCGCGGCTGGAACGTCTTTTTCGTCGATAATTTCCTCTGCGATTTGCGGGAACGCCTCCTCGAATTTATTCAAGATTTCGTAGAACGCGGCGTCGTCTTCGGCGCGTTCGAGCGCGTTGAGATAATCGACAGGCTCGCGGAATGCGTCGCGTTGAGCGTCTTTGACGGAGCGCGGAAGTCTGTCATTTGGCGTTCCCGTGCTTGCGTTTTTTGCGTCAAAATCGCGGGAATTTCGCGTTTTTCCGTCTGGCGCGAGTGTTTCTTCATCTTTTGCGGGAAAACGCGAATTTGAGCCGTTTTCTTGCGTTTGAGCGGGAACGGCGGGATTTGACGCTCCGACGGTTTCCTCGCCGTCGCGCGGTGCAGGTATGCCGAGCGCGTTGTATGCCCAGTCCTTCGAGATGTCCAAACCGATTTCTTTCGCGGCTTGAATTTTTGCAATGATGGCGGAAACGTCCTCCCGCGCATCGTCTGAAAATTTAAAGAATGCGAGCTGTTTCGCGCCGATGCCGAAAACAAGGTCAAGAACGCGCCGCGTGAGTTGCGTATCGAAAACGCGCTCGACGAAACGCGCATCTGATTTTAAGAGCGCGACTGTGTCGGCGGATTGCGCGTTTGAGCCGATGCCGTTTTCGCGCGACATCGTGGAAAGGTCGCCTCCGAGCCAGAGCCGTGCTGTTTCTCGGTCGATATATTCGACGAGGCGTTCGTGTGGTGCGTTGCCTTGCGCGACTGGGAACGTTTGAATTTCAACATCCGAGCCAAGCGCGGCGGAAAAGCCCGTGCCGATTTTTGGAGCGGCGGAAACGGCTTCTTTCCATTCGTCAGAGCCGCGAGGGGCTGGCGTTTTCAAAATCACAAAAGGCGTCCCGAATTTCTCAACGACTTGCGCCCAGTCTTCTTGCGGCGTTGATTTTAAACAGAAAAGGATAAGCGAGGGGAGCGCGAGGGGCTGTTGCGTGTTTGCGATGAGCCACTGTTTCGGATTCATATCCTTCCCGCAGGTGTCGCCATAATTCGTGCGAATGCGGAGCTTGCGTTCCCGTGCTTCAAACAAGCGGAGCGGCGCGGTTGTTGCGACGGCTCGAACGCCCGTTTTCGCGGGAACGAAAGTCAACGCGCTGGCTGAATATCCGAGTGCTATCGCGCCGAGGGTATGCTCGACAAGGGCTGAGATGCCTTGTTCTGCATCGAGTGCAAAAGATGAACGGACGGAAATGGAATTGTAGAAGTCGCGGAGTGCTTGCGCTTGTGCTTGCGCTTGCTCCATCTCGCTTTCAGGCGTGCCTTGCTCGATTTGAATTTCCCAGTCGCGGGAAGCCGTCGAGGCGATGCGTTTTCTGAAACAAGTCGAGATTTGCGCGTCGTAAGCTAAAACGGCTTCAAGGTATGGAACGGCGAATTGAAAGTCGCCGAGCTGGTAAGCCGTGAGAATTTGCCCGACTTGCGACGGGTCAAGCCCACTCCATTGCGGGAAAATATAATCGTGCGCTGTTTTCGCCGCATTCGTAGCTTGCGCGAGTGCGTGAGCGGAAAACGCGCTTGCCGTCGAAAGCGTTTGAATTTGTTGCGATGATGAAGATTTTGAAGCCCGAGCCATTCCCTTTTTTGCCGTCGATGCGTTTCAAAAATCAAGCGTTCCCGCGTTGCAATTATTTTTTTTGCGTTTTCTTGCGGGAACGGCGAGCCTCGCAAGTCGGGCAAGGTCGCTTTGAAATGGAAACGCCACTGCAAAGAGCCGTTTCGACGTTCCCGCATTCCGTGCATTCGAGCGTGAACGCGCGATGCCAGTGCCCGCGTTGCTCGACGTCTAAGACCTTCCAAGTTCCAAAGATTTTGCCGACGTCGCGTTTCTTGCGGCAATGCGGACAACCGACGCGGGAAACGTGCCCGTTTGCCCATACAACGCGCCGAAGCCCGCATTCCGTGCATTCAATCGTTAAGAGCTTTGCCTTGTGAGCCTTCCCGCGCAATTCAACGTCAACGACCTTCCAGCGTCCAATGGTTTGCCCGATGAAAGAGCGGCGGAAATTCTCGCGACGGCAAAGGGAGCATTCCGTCCAGCCTCGCGCCTGCCGACGAGAAAGCCCCATTCCCGAGATTATCTCACGCCGTCCGCATTTTGTGCATTCGACTTCAAACCGCCATCGAGGGACGTCGAGGTTTGAGCCTGAAAGATAAGACTCGCCCGAAAGAATGCGCACGCCAGCAACGACCGTGCCTTTAAGGAGCTTTTCGAATAACGCATTAAAGCGGAAATGTTGACGGTCTTTTTTGTTTCGCTTCCCGCATTCAGGGCAACCGCACTGCTTTTTGAAAACTGGTGCACCAGTCGAGGGGGTGCGCGTTTTAAACGCTTGAAGCAAGCCCGTAAGCGAGGCAAGGTAGATTTTTCCGCAATACGGGCAGCGGATTTTCGCGCGGTTTTCCGAAGGGTAAACTTCGAGCACCTCTTTCGGCAGGCGTGCTCCGTTTGGGTAGAGCCTGTAATTGTTGTTCAAGGCTTTCACAGGAGCATTCCTTTCTTGATGGTTTCGCTCGCCTCTGAAACGCGCTCGCGGAATGTTTGCCCGTTGCGTCCCTGATGAAGAAAATCACGGGAAAGAACGCTATAAATTTTGCGAGATGGAACAATGGCAACGGAGCAAGGGAACGGACTCCACGGGCTTATTTCGTCGGATTTGAGCCAGCGAAAACTCGCGCAATGGCTTTCCGCGCCAAAGCATTCCGAGCAGTTGCGAATGCACCTTCCCACGATGAAGAACTCGCAATGTGAGCAAATTTCCGCACTGGAAAGCTCGCCACGCGGCGGAATATATCCCACGCTTTCGGAAAGGCACTCCGTGAGCGCGTAAAAATCACGGTCAAACATCGGAGCGGCGCGTTTAAAAGTATT